CCGAGCGCAACACGAATCGGCGGCGCCCGCGCGTCAGCCCTACGCTCCGGCCCCGGCTGCCTGGCCGCCGTCGTACTTGCCTCCTGTCGTCATAGACCGCGGCGGCAACGACTTCGCCACTGGTCTGGTCCTTGGGCAAGCGATCTCACAGCCCCGCGTGATCGAGCGCGAGATCATCCGCGAAACACCGCACCCCCGGACGCCCGATCCGGAACCGTCCACGTCCTCGTGGGGCAGCAGCGACAACGGCAGTTCGTCGTTCAGCGACAGTTTCTCTGGCGGCGGGTCGTCCGACTTCGGCGACAGTGGCGGCGGCGGCGGATCGTCCGACTGGTGAAGACCGATGACCATCCGCCTTCGCCTCTGGCTCCTCGCCATGGACCCGGCCAACGCCCTTCGCCTTCCCCGCCCGATCTACTTGTGGTGCGTCGGCAAGGCCAGAGATGCGACCGACTGGGGACCGGCGCTGGACGAGATCGAGGACGCGAGGGAGCCATTTTGACCGCCCGCCAATCCAAGAAAGTTCTCCGCGCCCACCTCTACGACGGTCGGCCCCCGTACCGAATGACCACCTGGGACAAGGCATGGGCGACACGGAACCACGCAACGCACCCTGCGAGGCCAGGGAAGTGGCGATGGGGGCGATGGGATCCGACGTACCCGCTGTCGGAGTCCACTCGGCGATGACCACCGTTCTACGAATCGACGGACCTCCCGTGTTCTTAGCAACGAACGTGGTCATCGCCCACGCCTGTCCGTGTCACTGCACCCGGTGCAATCGCTGCATCGACCCGGCGGACGCTGTCAACCACGACCACGATCAGCGGAGACAGCGATGGGAGTCCTTGCTTCGGGCGGCCCGGCTGAGGGTGGCGGCACGGTGACCATGGCCTCCCCGCAGCACACGCCCGAGCCCGCCCTTCGTCTGGTCCAGGACGAAGACCCGCGAACCAATGCGCGCTTCGAGCAACTCCCGCTGCCCGGGCAGCGGCTCTTCCTGGTGGCGCCGATCTCCTTTCCCGGCCGCGCGGTGCTGCCGGTCCTGGTGGTCCTGTTCGGCGGAGAGGTGCAGCGCCGACGCCGCAAGTGCGCCGCTCGTGGGCCCTGGGCGTGTTGTCTCCGACACCGACGCGAGCACCGAGGCGCGCACGGCTGCCGCGACTGCCGGGCGGATTTGCTCTCGTGGAGGCCGCGGGCCGCGGAGGCGCCAGGGTCTCGGCCCGAGGAGTATGCCGAACGACCTCGGACATGGGGCGACTGCCAACGCATGGGATTGGGGCTGCCCGACAACCCTTGCCCGTTCGTGAGCTGCCGCAAGCACCTAGCTCTGACGCCGGGAGACAAGATCTACCGGCTGCCCGACGGTCGACGTTGGCAGAGCATCAAGATCCACTTCCGGGACAAGGACGGCGGCGTAGACATCGACCGAATGAAGCACACGTGCGCACAGCGGTTCGCGGATCAGGAGATGAGGCAGGCCGAGAGTCCGCCGCCTGGGAACCAGGAGATCGCGACAGGCAGCGGCCATTCCGTAGAGGAGATCGCGGAGGCGTGGAATATGAGCGAGGAGTGGGTGCGGCAGACATTGCGGAAGGCGATCGCGTCCCTGAAGATGGAGCTCGTCCTGTCGCACGACGCGCCGGTTACTTCCCTTTAGGCCGCTGGTCTGATGGCCCAGTGTTCCCCGATCGGCATAGCCGAAAATGGGGGAATCGCGGAACTGGCGTGAGGATGGAAGCTCCAACCCACCAGGAGCTAGCCGCCCATGCGCAAATACACCGTGTCGTCCGCCGGGATCACCGTGGCCAACCAGGCCGTGACCCTCGTGTTCATCAACCCGGCTGCGGGCCCGGCGCCGGCATTGGAGATGTACCACTGCTGGATCGCGCAGAGCGCCAACGCCACCAGCGCTCAGCAACGCGTGCAGCTCGTCACCCAAGTGACCGCGTTCCCGACCCTCACGTCGGCCACCCCGAAGACCCTCGAGGTCGGTGACGGCGCCTCGGTCATCGTCGGTGGCACCGCCGGCGCGGCGGGGACCGCGGGGATCAATGCCTCGGCGGAAGGCGGGGGCACCAAGACCATCCGCTACGAGGATGCCTTCAACGTGCTCAACGGGTGGCAGTGGGGACCGTTCCCGCCCGGATCGGGGGACTCGATCATCCTGCAGGCGGGGTCCACGTTCGGCTTCGGTCTCCACCTGCCAGTCGCGCCCGCGACGCTCACCAACTGGGCATTCGGGGTCGCCTACCGCGAGATCGGGTAAGCGCGGGCGCTGCCGTAACAGCCACCGTCTTTCGTCGAAAGGATCATCACCATGCGCGCAAAGTACAGGGTCGAGAAGGTCTACAACAACGGCAAGAACGTCGTGCTGGCCCCGATCGTCGGCACTCCTGCGGACACCATGGTCAACCCGAAGACTGGGGCGACGGTGGTACTGACGCCGGAGGTCCCGACGCCGGCCGAGAACCTGGCGTTCTTCGACGCTGATGCGAGCCCAGGCGGTGACATTCGGCTGCCAATGCTGAGCGCGGCGAACGCCGGCGAGTTCACGGAGGGGCGCGAGATCTTCGTCGACTTCACGCCGGCCTCGTAAGAGTCGCCGGCCCGGGCGCCGGCTAGCACATCTGGGAGGCCATCTTGGCGACGCCGTTCCGCAACCCGATCCCATTGATCGCGCGCGACCTGGTCAAGCACGCGATCACCGTCGCCCCGGGGAACCTGCGGTTCTCCGACTTGTTCCCGACGAACTTACCGCCCAATCCGCCGCCGGCCGAGATCCAGTCCGCGTGCGACATGATCGCGTTGGCCAATGCCCAGGCGCCGACCATGGGCGTCGTGTTCACGGGACCTCCGGGAGCGCGCACCGGAATGACGGTCGCTCTGGGGCTGGTGATTGCGACGGCCCACGACGCATTCAAGGTGGTCCTGCAGCAGAACAGCGTTCCGCCGGGGTCATAAATGGCTCAGCTAGTGGTGTCCGTCGACAACACGACGACCACCAGGCACCTGACCACCCTGGGTCCAACAGACTGGGAGCACTATAAAGCGGACCAGTCGCGCGTCAGAATGACGGGGACCCCGAACCTGCTTTCCGACTGGTCCCCGGTCGGGTCCGTGTTCGTGATCGGTTTCAACGGCGCGCCGCGCGGAGTGGACGCGTCGAACCCGTCGGTCAACGACGCCGATGGGATCCTATTCGGCGACAACGGCACAGGAGGATTCAACGCCGGGACCGGTGCCTCGTGGACCTGCCCGGCCGACGCCGGACCGGCGAAGACACTGACCCTGCTGGTGGGTTGCTACTACTGCGACGCCACGCTCACGGCCACGCTCAGCGACGGCAGCGTGTCGACGCAGACGGACGTGCAGTCGAACGGCGGCGATCGGATGGTGAACTACACCATCACGTTTCAGTCGAACGGCCCCGCCACGCTGACCCTTACCTGGGCCATGACGGCCAACAACACGTTCACGTATTCCAACGTGTCCGTGGTCGCGTTGGCGCTCGACGCACCGGCCGCGGCGACTTTCGTTCCGCCGAGGCGCCAATGGTTTGCGTTCCAGGATCCCGATCTGTTCTCGAGGTCGGGAGGCAAGGTGGCCGCCATTTTGGCCCCCGCCCCGGTCGTGAACTCCCCTGTCGGATCTCCTAGGCGGCCCCTGGTCATTGCGCCCGACGATTGGACGGCGCCTGGGCGCTCGGGCCCCGCGACGATCGCTGCTCCCTACGTCGGCGCGCCCGCTGGGCCGACCAGGCAAGCGTCCCAGGACTGGTCGACCGGACCTGCCGCCCCTCCGCGAACAACCGGCATTCCACTACTGCCACCAACGGCTCCGATCGCGCAGCCTCCGATCGCTCGGAGATCGGTAGATTGGTCCGAACCAGAGACAGCGCGCGCGCGCTCGCAGCCCGCAGCCATATCGGCTCCCGCCGCGGTGGTCCCAAGCGGTCCCTCCCGCATGGCCGCACAGGACTGGACCACTGGGCCACTGCCGCCGCCTCGCGTAACCGGTGTCCCTGTCTTACCTGCAAGCGCTCCTCTCTCTCAGCCGCCGGTAACACACAAGGCCACCGACTGGCCCGACGACACCACCACGACGGCTCGGTCGCAATCGGCCGCTGTCATGGCCCCCTACGTCGGCGCTCCGGCTGGCCCAGTGAAACAACCATGGCAGGACTGGGGATCCCAAACGCCCACGTCATCGCTGACGGTTGGAGCACCTCTGCTGCCGGCCACGGCACCCATCTCTCAACCGCCGATCGCGCGCAGGCCGCTAGACTGGGAACAAGAGAGCCCACCGCCGGATCGGACGCAGATCGTAGCAGTCGTTTTCGTTGCAACGACCGTCGTCCAGCCCCCACAATCCCCGCGGCAGTTGCCGCAGTTCATCGACGATCCGGCGAGGCTGCCCAGTCGCGGGTCGGTCGCTGCCATCACGGCTACGCCCCCAGTGGTCAACAATCCGCCGGCGCAGACGCGCCGCTCAGCGACCGAATGGGACGCGCCCCCGACGCAACCACCGCCGCGCCCGACTGTGTCCGCGGTCACCGCGACACCGCCCGTCGTCAATGCGCCCCCTGTCAAGCGCCTGGTAGCTCCGACCGACTGGTCTCAGGCCGACCCAGGACCGGCACGATCCGGCTTGGTCGCGGCCATCACTGCCCTGGTTGCCCCGCTGTTCGCGCGGCGACAAGCTCCCGCGTTGACGGATACCGAGGCCGCGACGCCCGCGCGACCCGGCGTAGCGGCACAAATCGCCGATACGCGAGTCGCGGATCCGATCCCGCCAGCGCGCCGCCCGCCACCGCTTACCGAGGAGCCATGGGCGCCAACGATCCGCCAGGCGTTCAGCGCGACTCAGCAGCCGTCTGCCAACGCGTCGGCGCCTCACGGCGCCCGTTCAACGTCGTGGCTCGCGGAGGCCGCGGAAACGCTGACCGCGGTACGCCACAGGGTGGCCGCGATCGTTGCTCCGCCGCCTCCACCGCCAGACGCACCGCCCCCGAGGTCGGCCGGGGTTTTCTCCGCCATGACGGAGCAGGTCGCGTACTCGGTAACATCCTGGAGATCGAAGATAGCCGCGATTCTTCGTGGCTCGACAGGAGAGACGCCGATTGCACGAGTCGGCAAGGGTGGCCCACGCGCCAAGCCGACGAACACCGGCTCAACCCGTGCCCGTTCTAGGGGCTGATCGGCTTCCAAGGCGAGAATCAACACATGAGCAGCCCGCACATACGCCTCGCCGCCGGCGACACTGCTCCGATGACCGAGGACCAGCTCATCGGCCCGGAGACAGACGAGAAGCCGGACGGAGCGCCCATCGACCTGACCGGGGCGACCGTGGTCTTGCGCTTCCAAAACCGGGACGGGCTCAGCGCAGCGGTCTCCCGGGCGGCGACCGTGGTATCACCGGCGACATCAGGTCTCGTGCGCCTGGACTGGCTGGCGACGGGCGGTGCTGTGGCGCCGGGCGAGTACGACGCCCGGTGGATCATCACCTTCGGCGACGGCCACGTGATGAGCATCCCCGATGGCGACGACGCGGGCGATGACGCAGACAGCTTCTTGTGGATGCACGTGGCTCGAGACTTCGTGACCGTCCCATGACCACCCCGCAGAAAGCCGTGTGCCAGGGCGTCTGCAGGGTGACAAATGAGCGGGCGGTGTTCGCTTCAGGCGCGTTCTCGGTCTGTCTCTCGTGCCTCACGAGCCCGGCCTGGGCCGCGGAGCGCCGGCGACGGGAGGCGGCAAAGCTCGAGGAGAGGCCCGCGATGCTGCACGTGCCCCTGGTGCGCGGTTGAATCTGCCGCAGAACTACGTCCAGACGCCGCCCGACCGCCTCGTGGTGGCGATCCAGTTCTACGATGGCGACCAAGCGGCAGCCCTGCGCCTCGCTCGCCTCCTGTCTGACATCGAGCTCCGCCGCCGCGACGACGTGATCCTGGCCTTCGCCCGCCGCTTCGACTGCCCGCCATCGGACGAGCTGCAGCGGACGCTTCTATACTGCGGCCGCAAGTTCCCGGTCATGGACCTGCCTTCAAAGCGCGAAGGCGTTGGCCACCCGAACGGCTGCAACGAATTGTGGTCGAGCACGGTGGAGCAGCTATCCGATGCATGGCAGGCCGGCAGCCTCAACGTGTGCTCGGTCTTCACGGTGGAGCCCGACGGCTGCCCGCTCTCGGTGGACTGGATCGATCGGTTGCACGTGGAACACCAGCGCGCGTTGCGGGCGGGCAAACGAGTAAGCGGATGCCTGATTGAGTCGCCAATACCGCATGTTAACGGAACGCTGATTGCTCACCTGTCCATGTGGCACGACCGCCTGTCACTGCACCGGACGCCACCGGCCCAAGCGTTCGATCTTTTCCATGCCGCCGTATTGACGCAGGAATGCCAGCCAACCACGCTCATAAAGAACCTATACGGAGCTACGGGGTATAGCGTCGGCGCTCTGGGCGCCCTTGCGAAAGAGACGGCGTGGATAACGTCAACGAAAGATGACAGCGCCGTTAAATGGGCCGAAGAAACATTGGTACAATCTTCGAAATGACAGTCAGCCCAGGGGGCGCCAGGGTTACATGTGCATTCGATGGATGCGGGCGCGAATCCAGGTGTGCTGGACTCTGCGCGGGCCACTACACTCAACTGAGTCGAGGCCAGGCGCTGATGACGCTCCGACCGCGACGCCAGGGTCTCATTAGAGATCGGAGGTCATTCCCCGACCGCTTCTGGTCGAAGGTCGATAAGGAGAACGGACCGTTCCATCCAGTGCACGGTAAGTGCTGGATCTGGCTAGGCGCGACCACCCACAACGGATACGGGAACTTTCAGTGCCTGTCGTGGAGGCATGAGGCGGCCAGCACCCGCGCGCACCGGATCGCGTGGGAATTGGAGCACGGCGCTCCTCCCGCAGAAGTGCTGGTCCTGCACCACTGCGACAACCGCAAGTGCGCCAGGCCGTCCCATCTGTTTCTTGGTACGGCATCTGACAATTCAACCGACATGGCCATAAAGGGAAGAACGACATCGCCGCTTAATGACGAAAGCGTGCTCGCCATCCTGGCCTCGCCGGAACGATCCGACGTACTCGCGGAGCGCTTCGGCGTCGGTGATGGCACGATCCAGAATATCCGCGCTGGCCGCACATGGGGTCATCTCCGGGCGGTTCGCCATCTCGACGATAGCCCTGGGTAGTCGGACCGCCCGCTGTCCGTTAACGGAAGGATCGGACCATGAACACAGCTAAGCCGACCCAGCCCGAACCCGCCAAGCCCGACCAAGCCCCCGAAGAGCTGCGGGCGTACCTGCATGAACGGACTGCCCTGCTCCAGGCCGAGATCGAAGACACCAGGGCCGCGCTCGCTCGGCTCGACGAGAAGGAGCCCGCGCCCGCTGGCGGAGTCCACCGCGTGCCGTACGTTCGCGGATGACCGCGGCCAATCCGTTAACGGATGGTAGAATCAGTGCCATGGACGACGATCAGAGCAGGGGAAATAGCCGAGAGATCCTGGAGGCGAAGGCCCATGCGTGGGATGAACTCCGGTATCGCACACGGAGGATTATTCTCGATGACAATGGCAGCGCCTTCGAGCATCGAGAAGCGCTCAGAATCATGCATGATCTTCTTAGAAACGACGATCTGCCCGCTCCCAAGCCCCCGCGCGAGATCGCCGAGGAGATCGTTACCGCGCTTGACGGATCCGACATCGCGGGAGAAGACGAGGAACAAGATCCGCGAGTGGTAGACCGTATCGCCGAGATCATCCGCAAGGCGCTGGAAGGCGCTCCGTGAGCAAGCGCACCCGACCCAAGATCGTACCGCCGGCCTGGGCCTGGCTGAACGACCATGACGATCTGGTTGCCATCGCCGCCGCCGAGGTGGACGCCATGTTCCCAGATACGCCTCAGATCGCGGCCCCGCCGGGCGCGTTTCGCTTTCTTGGGCTGCTGATGAAGCCGTGGCCAGAGCCGCCGCCACCGACCAACGAAACCGTCACCGAAGGTTGGCGCATCATCCGGGGCCTGCCGCCGCGCCCGGAGCCCAGGCCGGTCAGAACGGTCCGCGATTGACCCGCCACTACGTCACCGCCTGCAAGGCCGACCAACTCCAGGTGCTCCTGGCCTCGATGGAGCGCCACTGCCAGCCCTTCCTGCTGCACGTGCTCGCCTGGGACTGGCCATGGCCGAGCTACCACCCCGCACACACGCACATCGTCAGCCGCCACGCCTTCCTAGCGCGCAACCCCAGCTTCGCCCCCGAGCGCCTGCCCCCGCCGCCCCGCACCCGCATCAACGAGGTCTGCACGGCCCGCTGGCGCTTCCTGGCGGACCTGCTGGCGGACACCGGGCAGCCGGCCACCCTGGTCGATGGCGACCTGTGGTTCATGAGCGACCCCGCGCCCGTGTTCGAGGAGATCGGATCGGCCCCCATGGCGGTCACGCCTCACGGTTTCGCGCCCGCCGCGGCTGGCCTGCCAGGGGTGACGCTGGAGAGCCACGGGAAATACGGCGCCTACAATTCCGCCTTCACCTACCTGGCCAGCCTGCCAGCAGCGGAGCGCCTCGCTGCCCTCAACTGGGAGTGGTCGCACACGGAGCTTGGCACGCTTCCTGACGGGCGCGTGGTCTTCGGCGATCAGGGCTGGCTTGAACAGGTGGCTGGCGAGGTCGGCGCGCACGTCATCGCCGCGCCTGTGAACATCGGCCCATGGAACGTACACACCCAGGTCCTCCGCCAGGCCCACGACGGGACGATGTTCTTCGGTGGCCGCCCTCTCATCGCCTACCACTTTTCGTCATTCCGGCCCGGGCCCGGCGGGCAACTCGCTGATGCTCCCTACGCAGTCACTGCAGAGCAGGGGCGGATCCTGTACGAGCCGTACTGGGCGGCGCTCGCCGCGGTCGGCATCCGTTAACGGAAGTGTGGGCGACGGCAGAATGCCGTTAACATTAAGTGGTGCCCCGGAAGAGCAAGCTCGGTCGCGTCGACGGCGTCCCCATGGTGGCGTGGCGGCCGTCCGCGGCAGAGCGCGAGGCCATGCTCGCCGCAGCGGGGGCGATTTCTGTTAACGAATTCAGCCGGCGGCGCACGCTGGCGGGACTGCCGATACGCGAGGACGATAAGCCTCAGGGCCGCGAGGAATCAGGGGTTCGCGTGGTCTACGACGAGGACGGTCCCTGATGGCGAGCAAGGGCGACGATTCCGTTAGCAGAAAAGGAACTGGTCCGTTAACGGCCAGGCAGGCTCAATTCGTCGCCGAGTACATCATCGACCTCAACCAGGCCCAGGCAGCGATCCGGGCGGGATTCAGCCCTCGATCGGCACGATCATGCGCCGCACGGATGATGACGTTTGCAAACGTTGCAGCGGCGATATCAGAGGCCAAGAGGTCCCGGGCCAAGGCCACTGGAATCACCCAGGATCGCGTCCTGGAGGAACTGGGCTTGCTGGCGTTCTCGGACGTCGGGCACTACGAACTCGACCCGGAAACTGGAAAGTTCAAGGCTGCCGCTGACGCCCCCGCCGGCGCCCGGCGCGCAATCTCGTCGATCAAGTACCGGCGGATCGTCGACAGCGAAGGGACAGTGACGTACGAGGCCGAGGTCAAACTGTGGGACAAGCCCGGACCGCTGAAGCTCGCCGGTCGCCATGTGGGATTGTTCCCCGATCGTGTCGAGGTCTCCGGGCCAAACGGCGGCCCACTTGAGATCCGTTCCGCCAAGGATCTGTCGTCGGGCGAGCGCCGCAAGCGGATCGCCGAGTTGGCGTCCAAGCGCGCGCCCAGGGGCTGACCATTCGATGTCGGCCGCGCCGGCAGCGGGCCTGACCGAGGCCGAGGAGATCGAGCTTCTCGAGCTTCTTGAAGCCGAAGACCGAGCTCCTAGCCTTGACGCGTTCATCCGACGAATCAGCCCGCACCATCCGCCGCCGCGCCACCTGGCGCCGGTGATCGAAGCATTGGAGCGCGCCAGGTCCGCGCCGCAGCAGGTCTGCATCTCGATGCCCCCCGGGCACGCGAAGACCACGCTGGTTGCCCACGCAATCGCCTGGTGGCTCTCGATGTACCCGGCCGACACCAACGGCTACGTCTCCTACAATGCCACGCAGGCGATGAGCAAGAGCGTCATCGCACGCCAGCTCGCGCAGGCGGCTGGGATCCAAATCTCGGACGAGACCAACAATAAAGGCGAGTGGAGGACCAAAGAGGGCGGCGGCCTGCTGGCGTGCGGGATCGGAGGCGGGCTCACGGGACAGCGGATCAAGGGCCTGCTGTTCGTCGATGACCCGTTCAAGGACCCGAGCGACGCCTATTCCACGGCGCGCCGGGATGCGGTTGAGGACTGGTTTCAGACCGTCGCCATGACCCGCCTCGAGGACGCGTCGGTCTTCGTGATCCACACGCGGTGGCACGAGGACGACCTGATCGGCCGCCTGGCGAAGAAAGAGGGCTGGACGATCATAAACCTCCCCGCCCTCGCCGAGGAAAACGATCCGCTCGGTAGAGAGCCCGGCGAGGCGCTGTGGCCAGAGATGTTCCCGGCCGAGAAGCTGGAGACGATCCGCACCGACCGCGGCGTTTACGTCTTCGCCGCCCTCTACCAGGGCGCGCCGCGTCCGCGAGGGGGGACGATCTTCGGAGAGCCACACTACTATGACCCGGCGTCAACCTCGTTCGAGGGCTGCATCATCATCATCGCCGCCGACCCGGCCGCATCGGAAAAGACGTCAGCGGATTGGAGTGCGGCTGTGGTCCTGTCGGTTCGCGGGAGCGGGCACAAGGCCCTAGGTTACGTCAGGCACGTATACCGCAAGCAGGTCACCATCCCGGACTTCGTCGATGCGCTCATGTCGCTGCAACAGACATGGGGCAACGCCGGTATCAAGGTCGAGTCGGTAGGCGGATTCAAGGCGGTCCCGCAGATGCTACGAAGGCTCGGGCTCGAAAGGGTCGAGGACATCATCCCAGAGGGCGACAAGTTCACGCGTGCCCAGCGAGCCGCGGCGGCGTGGAACTCGGGCCGCCTCCTGGTACCAAGCGACGCGCCGCCGTGGCTGGGCCCGTTTCTGGATGAGGTCCAGAAGTTCACGGGCGTGAAGGACAAGCAAGACGATCAGGTCGATGTGATCGCGCACGCATGGAACAGTCTCGACGAGCAGCGCCCGAGTTGGGAGAGCGTACTCTAGGCGGCGGGCGCCGGTTCCTGGTTGCCCGGCGCGCCCGGGCTAGGCGCCGGCGGCGGGTTATCCCGCAACTCCTGCGCCATCTCTTCGATCAGTTTCAGATCGGCGTCTTCCTGCGTCTTGTACGTGCCGCGCGCCTTGTTCTCGCGGGCCACGCCCGCCGCCGTGATGGCGCCCATGTCGTAATAGATCTTGTCCGTCTGCGCCCAGAGATTCGCGATCTCGGCGGCCTGCTTGGGATCCATCTGGCGCAGTGGGCAGAAGGCGCGGACGTAGTTCGCCGGCATCCTTCCGAGCACCGAACGAATCAGGATCTCGTCGATGCGGTCGAGTCGCGGGGCGAGGTACGTGTCCCGCATCGCATCGACGGCGTCGTCCCAGTTCTGCTGGCTGTGCTCACCGGTTGATTGCAGGCCGCCAGGCGACTCTCCGAACAGAGTCGTGATCGGCATGCCGGCCGAGACCGCCACCGTGAGCGCGAGCCGGTCCATGACCTTCTCGACGCCCGAGAACGTCATCTCTCGGCGCTCCCACTTGTCGCCGCCGACGCCGTCCTTGCCGCCGTCGAGCACGAGCGTCTTCCAGACGCCCTTACTTTGCTGCGCGACCATCAGCCGCTTCTCGATCAGGGCTTCGCCGTTCGGCTTGGCGAGCTCCTCGCGGAGCCGGTCCATGTAGTGGACGTCCACGGTGGCCTCATAGACCATCGTCGCAGCGGCCGCCTCGGCGGCGTCGAAACCCTTCACGGTCTCGATCACGCGCTGAAGGATGCTGTCGTCCCAGCCGTTGTTCATGCTGTGGTTCTTCACGAAGTAGGGCGTGAGGCGTCCGCCGAAGACCACGACGCGCGACCAGTGGACCTCTACCGCCGACTCGGCGATCCGGTAAGTGAGCGGCTTTCCGAAGTTCGGGCTGCTTAGATCCTTGTCGATCTTGCCACTTGGGTCGATGCGCCAACGATCGATGACCTGGAGGTTCAACAGCGACCCTTTGCGGATGGTGTTGAGGTCGAGCGGCGTCAACATGGCCTGCGGGCTGGTCTGTCCCTTTATGACCATCAGGATCACGGAGCCGCCGTATAGTCGACCCCAGGTCGCTGCCTCCGTCACTTTCTCTTTGACGCCGAAGTTCTTCTCGGCGGTCTCGACGGCCTTGACGCTGTTCTGGTCGTCGTCTACGCCGTCCCACGTGCGCGTCCAGCCGGTGCGCATCATGTCGCCGACCGGGAGGTCTACGATGCGTCCGGCGAGGCCGGACGCCGAGTAGGTTTCGTCCAAGTCGAAACGGTTCAACTGCGTGCGGCAATAGTGGGAGCCGGTCCGCTTGTCGCGCCGAGTGCCTAGGCCGGCGATCACGTTGATGAGGCCGTCCATTCCCTGGGCCCGGCCAGCCAGGCGATCGAGGCGTTCCAGGGGCGTCATTTCCTGGGGCGCTGGGCCGGCGTCGCCCAGCGGTATGACCGTATGGGAGAGGGCCTCGGCGGCGGTCTTGGCGTTGCGTGGCCTCGGCTTCTTCACGGGTGCCTTTCGTCAGCGCCAGCCGCGCCGCTTTATCTCGTTCTCGAGCGCGTGGCCGGCCGCGCCGCGAACAGGCTTGCCGTCGAGCGCCTTGGCGACCGTCTTGCGGTCGGCGCGGGTGATGCGGGCCAGCGTGCCGATCCGGTTCCTGCGGGCGTCGTCATCACGCTTCGTCGGGTTCATCTTGTCCAATGAGTCTATCAACGCCTCGGCAAACCCCCAGAATCGAGGGATTGATCCCAGGAAATCCGCGGCGGGTTTCGTTGAGTTTCCCGCGGCCGTGTCAGCGTTATTGCAGTGGCGTTTTCCCTCATCGCGATGCTCGTCGGCCAGCTGCCGGAGCCGGCACGCCTGAAGTCCAAGCGTGCGCGCCCGGTCCGGCCGAGCCACCGAGCCGAGCTGAACTACCTGGCCGATTTGCTTGTCGTGGTCGAAGCATGCCGCCGAGCCGGTGACGAGGTTGCCGCAGGCCTGGCGGTCCATTGGGACGAGACCACGCCGGCCGTCGACGCGCGCCGCACCGCAGGCGATGCGCCGCCCCCGCCGTCTGGCGCTCCGCTGCCATCCGTGCCCAGCCTGGATGTGCTCCTCGAGCAGGCCGCGCGCCGATTCGGGAACATCGAGGCCGTGGCCGATCGGCTGGCCAATCTGGCCGCGCGGCGCACGCTAGGCGCGGTCGACGATGAGCTGACCAAAAACATCGCGAGCGCGGTCGGCGTCGATATCAGCAGTTACCTCGGCACCGACACCGAGATCGGCGCCGCCATGGCCGAGGCCGTCGAGGCGAACGTCGCGCTGATCAAGTCCATCCCGACGCAGTACCTGGGCGGCGTGCGCGAGACGGTCGGCAAGGCGTTCGCCGCAGGGGAGCGGTTCGAGTCCGTCGCCAAGAGAATCGAGCACATCGGCGATGTGACCGAGTCGCGCGCGAAGCTGATCGCGAGGGACCAGATCAGCAAGATGAACGCGGCCTTCAACGAGGTTCGACAGGTCAGCGTCGGCATCACTCACTACACGTGGTCGACGTCGCATGACGAGCGCGTCCGCAAGTCGCACGCCGATCTGAATGGGCACGACTTCGCGTGGAAGAACCCACCCGAGGTCGACGGCGAGCGCGCGAACCCGGGCGAGCCCGTGAATTGCCGCTGCGTCGCGATACCGGTGATCTCACTGGCCGAAGAGCCGGCGCCCGGCGAGACCGAGGAAAGGCAGGCCGCGTAGATGGCCAACCTTCTCAAGGTCATCGCGCGCGACGCCGCTGGCCGCGCGACGCGCTGCCAGGTCGCGCGTGACGAGGGCATCAAGGTCGGCGACATCACGATCACGGGGCTCGGATACATGATCGCCGAGAACGTCCCGGTCGCGCGCACCGGCGTTCAGGAATACTCGGCGCTCGAGCTTGGCGTGGACGCCAGCATGAAGACGATCCGGCTGTACCGCCCGCCGGAGGAAGTCTTCTCGGCGGCGTCGCTGGCATCTCTCGATCGCAAACCGATCACCTTCTACCACCCCGAGTACGGTGTCGATTCGTCGAACTGGACGCGCGAGGCCAAGGGCCGCGTCGAGACGCCCGCACAGGACGGCGACTTCCTCGACGTCGGCCGCTTCGAGGTGAACGACAAGAGCACCGTGGAGGCCGTCGCGTTCGGCGCGAAGGAGGTCAGCTGCGGCTACTCGTTCACGCTCGACATGACCTCAGGCGTCGCGCCATCGGGCGAGGCCTACGACGGTGTGCAGCGGAACATCGAGCACAACCACGTCGCGATCGTTTACGCGGGCCGGTGCGGCGCGGGCTGCGCGATCGGCGATTGCGCCTGCAGCGGCAGCCCGAGACCGAACAACGACAACCATACGGAGAACACCATGAAGATCGACATCGGCGGAGTCAGCATCGAGCTCGACGACAAGGTCGCGCAGACCGTCAAGTCCGCGCATGACACCGCGGTCAAGGGCTTGACCGCATCGGCGGACGCCGCGACGAAGCGCGCCACGGACGCCGAGGCGGCCCTCAAGGATCAGGGCGAGGCGATGAAGAAACTCGCCGCCGACCACAAGGTCGCGCTCGACGCCGAGAGGGCGAAGGTGCTGACGCCCGAGCAACAGGCGACCCTCGTGGGCGAGTTGGCCGCCGTCGCGTCCGACGCCAAGGCGGTCCTGCCGGAGTTCGACGCGAAGGGCAAGACCGCCGCCGCGATCCGCGTCGATGTGCTGACGTCGATACTGGCCGAGGACGGCGCGCTCAAGGGCACGGTCTCGAAGATCCTGGGCGGCGTCGAGCCGGCGAAGGCCAGCGACGTTCGCGTCCTGGCGGCGTTCGACACGGTCGTCGCGACCGCCGGCGACCGGGACGATGGCGCCGAGCACGAGCGCGAGCTCAGGGACGCGCTGGCCGGCGACAAGAAGAACAGCGGCGGCAAGCCGCAGAAGCTCTCGGGCCGCGCCCTCATGGTCGCGCGCTCGCGCGGGCAGGTCGACCGCAACACCGCGCGGCAGTAGCCCAACCACCGATCAACAGGAGAACTGAACCATGGCCACCACCCCATCTCTCGCGGCGACGAAGACCATCCAGGACCTCGGCTATCCCGGCGACCAGGCCGACTCCACCCCGTCCGTCAGGGACACGGTCACGAACGAGTCGGCGACGGCGATCGACTTCGCCGTGCCGGTCTGCCCCGGGACCCTCGCGGGCACCGTGAAGCCGATCGCGAATGACACCGACGCCGGGCTCTCGTGCGGCATCTCGATGCGCGACCCCACGAAGATGAACGCGGACCCCTCAACCAACGTGGCGAACTACGCCCGCTACAAGGACCTCGCCGTCATGCGCGAGGGCCGCATCTACGCCATCGCGGCCGAGAACGTCACCGATGGTGACCAGGTACTGATTATCACCGGATCGTCCGCGGCGCAGGCGCAGGCCACGTGCTTTGGCTCGAGCCACGGCGCTGGCGGGGCGGCCGGGTCCGGCCGCGTCGCAATGCTCGGCGCCGTGTGGCGTGCGCGCCCGATCGGCGGGTCGAGGTCGATCGCGGCTGGCGACGTCGCGATCATCGAGCTCAGCATCCAGCGTCTCGGCGTGACCACCACGTAGCTCGGCGCCCAATCTCGCAACCACAAGCAAGGACGACGAACATGCGAATCCAAGTCACCGATCAGAACCGCCGCCCCATCTACGAGGACGGCATCCAGGGCGTCGAGCTCGACGACGAGATGACCGAGCGCTATCACGAGCTCGCCGACTTCGTGAGGGACAACTGCCGCGTGCTCACGGGCAAGCGGTACGGCGCGAAGGACGCGACCGATCCGGTTGCCTTCCTGATTGGGCAGCTGACCTACCTCGAGAAGAAGGCCTACGAGGTGGAGTATACGCAGCTCCGCTCGGAGGCCCTGCTCGGTCCGGTCACGACGAGCGAGGCGGGCGAAGACGCGGTCACCGTCGCGTACGAGACGGTCGACTACACCGGCAAGGGCCAACGTCACGCTGCCCAGGCGAACGACATGCCCCTCGCGGGCGCGGCCAGCGCGCTCACGCAGAAGGACGTGGCGCCTGGCTGGGTCGGGTACAAGTACACGACCAGGGAGCTTCGCCTGGCGTCGTCCAAGGGCATCGCGCTGCCCGCCCGCAAGCAGGAGGCGGCGATCCGAGCGGCTCGTCGTCACCTCGACGACGTCGCGCTCAAGGGAGAGGCGGCCTCGAACTTCGTCGGTCTCTACAACAACACGTCGGTGACTGCGACGACCCGCGCGTCGGGCGCGGTGTGGGACGCAGCGACGCCGCTGACCATCCTGAACGACATCAACACGATCCTCAACCTGATGAACGCCGACACCGACGGGATGCACATCGCCAGCACGCTGGCCCTGCCCGCGGGTCCGATGGGCCGTCTGATGCAGCCGGATCCGGCCTTCCCGAACCGCACGGTCCTGGACTGGATCAAGGCCAACAACATGTACACGCAGTTGACCGGGCAGCCGTTCAACATCGTGGCGGGCGGCGAGTTCCTGGCGACGGCGGGCGGCAGCTCGTCCAAGCGCGGCGTCTTCTTCAGCCCGGACACGGAATGCGTGCTGCTCCACCAGCCGTTGCCCCCGCGGTTCGCGACGCCGGTGCAGGGAATCCTTGAGGTCATCGTCCCGATGGAGTACGGGTACGGCGGCACCGACATCCGCCGGATCAAGTCGGCGCGCTACATCGACGGCCTGTAGGCCGACACGAGAACAAGGAGACACGATCATGGCCAAGTTCAAGAACACCGCCCCGGGCGGCCGGGGCATCGGAGTCGGCGGCAAGTCCTACGAGTGCGACGCGGGTGGAGTCATCGACATCCCCGACGCGGTCGTCAAGGCGGCGCAGGAGGATCCGGCGAACGCCGCAATGTTCGGCGAGGGCGGATTCGTTCCGGTCGGCGCGGAGGCCAAGGCGCCCGCGAAGGCCGAGCCAGAAGGCAAGCCCGGGAAGTAGTCGCACGTGACCCGCTCCGAGTTTCAGGCTCTGTTCCCTGAGTTCGGGGCGACCACGTACAACGATCGGATCGATGCTTTGCTGTCCGTGCTCACACCGCTCGACGAGTCAAAGGCCGGCGTCAGGTTGAACCTGGCGTACGGCCTGGAGCTCGCCGATCTGTTGGCCTCGCAGGACATCACCATCGCGTTCGGGGCCGCCGCAGCCTCGGCGTCCAGTTCGTCTACGACCGAGAAGCGCGTTGGCGACGTGTCGATCAAGCGGTCCATCTCGTCGTCCGCTGGAAGCAGCAGCGGTAGCGGCAGCCGTCCGGGTCAAACGACCTACCGCGCGCGATACGAGTTGCTGTTGCACTCGTTCGGCTTCGGAGCGAAGGCGGTTTAGATGGGAGCCACCTTTCGAGTCATCCGGGACACCAAGGGCGCCGGCCTGGAGGCGTTGGCCAATCGCCTGCGTTCTCTCAACGACACCGTGCTTGTCGGGGTTCCGTCCGGCAAGACCGAGAAGGACGGGACGCCAACGGCAATGATCGCCGCCGTCCACGAGTTCGGGTCACCGTCCCGGGGAATACCGGAGAGGTCGTTCCTGCGCTCCGGGATACGCCGCGCAAGGCCGATCTTCACGCGCCTGAACTACTACAGCCTGAAACGCATGGTCATGGGCAAGATGACCGAGGCGACAGCGCTCGGGAGGCTCGGCCTCGCTGCGGTTGCCGCCGTTCAGAACGAAATCGTGAACGGCACCTTCGCTCCGCTCAAGCCGAAGACCATCGCGCGCAAGGGATCGATGAAGCCGCTGATCGACACGGGGTCTCTGCGGAAGGCCATCACCTACGTCATCGACAGCGGGCAGCGCGGCCCGGGGGTTGTCCGGTGAGCCTCGTCAACGTCGGAGAACTTATGACCGACCTCGAATTCGCGCGTCGGATCACCCTGCGGCGACCGCGCGTCTCGTTCGAAAACGAGGGCGAGGCGAAGACGGTCTACGACCTCGACACGATCCTGGCCGTGGTCGAAATGCCGACGCCGGGCCAGGTCCAGACGTTGCCCGAGGGCACGCGCTTCGATGACCTGATCTCTGTCTGGAGCGCAAGCGAGCTTCGCGCGGCCGACGGGAAGCGCATCGAGTCTGACGTGCTCATCGTCGACGGAAACCACTACAAAGTGACGCAGGTCGAGGACCGTTCTGCGAACGGATACTTCAAGGCGATCGCCACGGGGTTCATGCCTTGATCGACGACCTCAACAGGCTCGTGCGTCAGCTCGTGCGGACCGTCATGGGCATGCCGGCGAACAGCGTTCGGCCGTCTGACCAGCTTGCTCCTGCCGGCGGGCAGGTCGACGAGATCGCATCGGTGAAGATCATCGACTGCCAGGATTCCGGCTGGTCGGTCCCGGCATACGAAGCGGACGAAGACGACTCCGACGTCGTGAACGAGATCCTGGACACGCCGAAGGTGTTCACGGCGAGCGTCCAGTTCTTCCGCCGGCCTGCGACGAACGCGGACGCATCGTCGGGCAAGACGGCAGTCGGGGCCGCGAAGTATAGCAACGCCGCCTTCGACCGCGCGGCCCGGCTCGGCGTACTGCTCCAGCGCTCGGCGAGCACTGTCGTCATGCAGTCCATCGGCCTCTGCCTGCTGACAGTCGGCCAGGCCCGCAACCTGACGGCGATCGCTGACGCCACCTGGGAGAGCCGAGGGCAGATCGACCTGACGTTCAACGTCGTCGACCGGATCTCGGCCCCCGTTGACACGGTCGCCACCATCCCGATCGGGGTCACGATCCAGACGCCCGACGATGTCCTGCACACCATCACCGAAGAGGTTACCCCATGACGCTGCCACTCACGGATGTCGCCGCAGTCACAATGCTCGTGTCTCCGTCGGCGCCGACCGCGCGGGGGTTCGGAACCAACTTCCTGCTGGGCTCGAACAGCCTTCCGCTGGAGGAGCGCATGCGTTTTTACGCCAGCCTGTCCGACGTGGCCGTCGATCACCTGACCAGCAGCGAGGAATACAAGGGGGCGACCGCGCACTTCGCCCAGATCCCGGCTCCACCTCCAATTCTGATCGGAAACCGGTTCACCACTGCCCAGGCGGGCAGGCTGCGGGGCGGGACGGTGTCGTCCACGCTGTCGGCGTACACGGGGATCACGAACGGCGGGTTCGACATCGTCATCAACGGCACGAACCGGCAGATCTTCGCGCTCGACTTCAGCGGTGCAGCGTCTCTCGCGGCCGTGGCCACCCTCATCCAAACCAAACTGAACGCCGCTCTTTCCGGCACGACCTGTACGTGGAGCGCGACTCTCAACCGCTTCACGATCACATCGCCGACCACGGGCACATCGTCGACCGTCGGCTACGCGGTGGCGCCCACCGGCGGGTCGAGTCCGACGGACGTCTCCGCGACGCTCGGATTCACATTCGCCACGGGCGCTCTGTCGGTGAACGGGATCGCGATCGAGTCGATGACCGACTCCCTCAATGCCTCTCAGATCTTCAACGGAACGTTCTACTCGGTGCAGCTCACCGGGACTGCGTCCACCCAGGACGTCAAAGACGCGATGGCGTGGGCCGAGGGCGCGAAGGTGCTCTTCTGGTACAGCACAGCTGACACGAACGCGCCGATCTCCTCGGCGACGTCCGACCTCGGGTACTACGCCAGCAACCTCGGCTACAACCGCACGGTCAGCATGTCCGACCTCGCCAACTCGACGCTATACCTGTCGCTATCCGGAGCGGCGCGCCTCGCCTCGGTGGACTACGACCAGCCGAACTCGATCACCACGCTCAAGTTCAAGCAGGCCCCGGGCTTCGCTCCCGCGCCCCTGACGAGCACCCAGGCCGCGAACCTCAAGGCCAAGCACTACAACTACTATGTCTCGCGGGGGGACATCGGTGGCACTCCGTTCTCCATGTTCGAGGAGGGGGTGGTGGCGAACGGGCGATTCATCGACGAGGTAATCGGCCTCGACTGGTTGCAGGCCACGCTGCGGACGGCTCTCTTCGCCGCCCTGGCGACGAGTCCGACGGGCATCCCGAACACCGACGCGGGCGCGGGCATGCTCGTGCAGGCGGCCACCGGGGCCCTCAACAAGGCGGTCACCAACGGCCTCCTGGCCCCCGGGAATTGGCGCGGCCCGAACGTCGGCGAGGTGAAGACCGGGCAGTTCCTCCCGGCCGGGTTCTATATCTTCGCCGGCCGCGTTGCCGACCAGTCGACCACCGACCGAGACCTGCGCAAGTCGCCTCCGCTCACCGCGATCGGCATCGGCGCAGGCGCGATTCACAGCGTGGCCCTGACGTTCACCTTCCAGCGATAGGAGCTACCCGATGAAGGCCCATTCGTTTCTCAACTGGCACTTCTTCCTGAGTGCTCCTCCAGTACTACCGACCACCGAGCTCACGCACGTCATCCAGGGAGACGACGCGGTCACGGTAAAGTACCGCACCGATCGCGGTATGGACAAGGTCGGGGCCGACGGCAAGATGGCGATGGCCATCAGCGCCGACCGATCGTGCGAGGTCTCGATCAAGCTCCAGCAGACGAGCCCATCGAACAAGGTGCTGAACGATCTGCTGGGAGTGCAGAACAGCGGCGCCGCCGGCTTCGCCCCGCTTCAGATGCTGGCCCAGGACAACTACCGCCGCGACCAGTGGACCGGGATCAACGGCTACATCAAGACGGCGCCGGACATCGCACGCGGAGCCGGACTCAACGATCAGGAGTGGGTCCTGGTGTTCGAGAAGCTGGACCTTCGCCTCGAGAACTCGCAGTTCGTCGGGTTCGCGACGGCCCAGGCAGAGGCGACCTAGCCCGTGGCATCAGCGCCCACGAAGCGCTTCGGATCCGTCGCCAGCGATCAGAGAACGTTCTCCTTCGGAACGATGGACGCGATCTCTGCCCTGCGGGTGGAGGTCGCGATCGCCAGAGTCATCGGAGAGCCGCTCTTTCGCGCGTTCATGGACCGGCAAAAGACCGGCGCGACCGAAGAAGAGCAGGGCCAGTCTGCCGCGTCAGCCATAGGTCTGCTCGCGTCCAAGATGGACGCCGACGAACTGCTCAAGACGATGCAGACGGTCTTCGAGTCGGTGTCGTGCGAGGGGCAGCCGACAACCATGGCCACCTTCAATGGACGCAATAAGGAGTTGTGGCTCGTGTTCATGGAGGCCCTGAAGGTGAACTTCAGCGATTTTTTACCCGTCGGCCTCTTCACTTCACTCGCCGACAAGATCCCAAAGCCCCCGACCCAATAGAGTCCGCCAACATCGACTGGTACGTCTGGAGGCCGATCATGAATGAGCCTCAACTCTGCACGCTTTGCGAGCTGATGGACGGGACCTATTCGATCAATCACCTCGCCGACATGCATGAGGCGATGGACGAGCGAGCCGAGTACATGCGGCGTCTGCAGCCTCCGGAGCCGAAGTAGGCCATGGGCGTCAACATCATCGACAGCTTCTTCGTTGCCCTCGGCTACAAGGTTGACAGCAAGGGGCTCGACGAGTTCCAGCGCAAGGCCGGCGGTGTCCGAGATTCCATCCTGTCGATGGGGACCGCGATCACGGCGGCTGTCGGCGCCATTGCCGCGAAGACGATCGCCGACATCGGAAACCAGTTCGAGCAGAACAAGATTCAGATCGCCGGCTTCCTGTCGGCGCTCGGCGTGTCGTCAGACTTCAACTCCGGCCTGGAGGACGCGGCGAAGATCATCAACCAGATCACGCTTGATGCCGCGAAGCTCCCTGGCTCGGCCGAGGAGTACGTCGACGTTTTCAAGGCCGGTCTTCCGTTCTTGGTCAAGGCTCTGCCTGGCGGATCGCAGCGCGACATGGCCGACTTCACGAACAAGTTCACGGCCATCGGTAAGACCCTCGGCGTGGACGCCGACCAGATCGGCCGCGATCTCAACCTGATGATCGGTCCGACCGGCCGCGCCGGGCAGCACGTCAAGACATTCCAGCAGATGGTGCCGTTCATGCGCCAGGTGAAGGGCCAGGCGAACCTTACCGCGCAGAGCTTCAACGCGATGACAGCAACGAAGCGCGTGGAGTTGCTCAAGGCGGCGTTCGTGCCCCTGCAGCCAATGCTGGAAGCGTCCGCTAACAGCTTTGACGCCATGTGGGGCGCGTTCAAGTCAGGGCTAAAGCAGGTCACGCGCCTGGCCTCGTCTGGGATCTTCGAGGGGATGAAGAGAGGCCTCGATAAGCTGAACGCGATGTTCGTCGACTCGCAAGGGAACTTGACCGAGTTCGGCAAGAGGGTCGTCGACACGGGAAAGACGATCGGTCGCGCGATCGTACAACTCGTGCAGGACGGAGCCGTCCTCGTCGGATGGCTGGTCGATCTGTACCACCATGGTCCGCTTGCCAAGGCGGCCCTGGCCGGCGTGGCCATCGCGATCCTGGGGATCAAGAATGCGCTGGCCGGCGGTGTGCTGGGGGTCGTGCTCTTGCTCGTCGATGATCTGATCCAACTGCAGACCGGTGGCACGTCAGTGATCGGCATGCTCCTCGATAAGTTCCCAGTGGCCACTCGGGTCGCCGGATTCGCTCTCGCCGCCCTCGGCGGCGCGATGGTCGCGTTCAAGCTGCGCGCAGTCGCGTCCATGGTCGCAGTGGCCGCGGCCAACGTCGCCGCCTTCGCTCCGTTCTACGCAGCAGGGGCTGCCATCGCCCTCGTCGCTCTGGCGATCTACGAGGTGTACCAGAACTGGGACCAACTCATGGGAGCTATACGCAGCGGGCCGCACGACCTCGCGGTGGCGCTCGGGTTCGGTTCGGCATCGGACACGGCAGCTCGGTCAGCGCAGCAGGCAGCGTTCGGCCGCGGGGCCAGCGCCTCGGGCGCGGACGTGATCTGGAGGAACCCCAAGACGGGCCTGGAGGAGACACATCCGCCGGGCTGGATCCCGCCCACGCCGACGATGACGGGTGCCCAGGCCGCGGTTGGCGGGGCGACCACCACCACGCAGACAAACGTCACGAATGTCACCGGCAACACCTTCCAGATCGACGGCAGCAAGGACCCGAAGGCCACGGCCGACGCGATCATTAAGAAACTCGCCGAGACGGCCCAGCAGGTTACCCGCAACGGACAGACCGGGATCCACCTCTGATGGCACTCGCCTGGATCATCAACGACACCACGGCGCTCGAATTCGACGCGACGGTGCGCGAGTCGCACACCTCCGAGGCGACGGTGACGGAGAACCCAATCGAGAGCGGAGTCTCCGTCGCCGACCACGCATACATGAACCCGCTGCGCTTGGACATCGAGGGCGCCGTGTCTGATCTGCCGTTGAACACGGCGATCACTGATGACCTGTTCGGGAGCGCCTCGGCCGCTGGGGAGCTTACACGTTCAGCACAGGCGCTCAAGGTACTCCAGGACCTGCAGTCGTCGTTCACTGTGTTCTCCATTCAGACGGGACTGCGTCTCTACCAGAATATGATCCTCGTCTCGCTGGCGGCCGACCAGGACGCCTCGACGGCGCGCATCCTCGTGTTTCGCGCCTCGCTGCGAGAGGTGATCCGGGTGAGCACCCGCACGGTCACCTACCCTCCGCGTGCGCCCGGCAAGACCACGCGCCAGGCGTCGAAGCCGGTCAAGGCAGGAGAGGTACAGGGCAAGGCGCCTGAGGACACGCCGACGCGCAAGTCGATCCTGTCGGAGATGCTCGGGGTCGATACCACCGAAGGCCAGGCGATCGGGGATGCCAATCCCGATGCAAGCCCAGAGCTTCATCGGCTGCTGGGTCCGGGATCCTGATGCTCACCATACCGATCACGTCAGAGCCCGCGCAGTCCCTGAGCGTTCAACTCGAGGACGGCAACAAGTACACCATCGACATGCGATGGAACGAGCGGTCGTCGTCATGGACGCTGGACATGACCCGAGACTCCGACCAGTTCCTGTTCCTGGCCGGCGTGCCCATGCTACTGGGCCAGGACATTCTCGCCCCGTACCACTTCGGGATCGGCGGCCTGACGCTTACCGACCTGTCGAAGGGAAGCGTCGACGCGAGTTTCGATGATCTCGGAGACCGCGTGATCCTAACGTCGCTCAGCGACCAGGACCTTTCCGACCTTGGAGCAATCGCCGGGATCGTTCGCTCTGGCGGGTCTCTTGATGGCTCAGGGTCCTCGGGACCAGGCGGCGGAGGCGGAGGCCCATCGTTGCCTCCGTCGGGACCTCCAGTAGGAGGTGGTGGCGGCGGCGTTGGTGGTGGAACGACGATCATCAACAACACTTTCGTAAACTACGCCACGGCCCTGGTAGACACGGAGGAGCACGCCGATCCCAGCGGCACGGAGGTGGTCATCAGCGAGTTCGCCGTCAACATGGACGTGAACCCTGGCGCCACGGTCACGCTCGATCTCAGCTTTCGTGCAGCCTCAGCGAGCGGAACGGCGACCTACCGGGCTTACGTCGGTGGGGCTTTCGGTGCTTTGGACGGCGTGCTCGTCAACACGAGAACGCGTAGTGCTTCCACGTTTGCCAACGTGAACATGAACGGGTCGATCGCGAAGCCGTCCGGCATCGTGCCCGTAAAGGTCACCGTGCAGTCGAGCGGCGCAGGTGTCGACGCCTTCATCCGCGACCTCACTGGGAGCATCGGGTGAGCGCAGACGTCCTCCAGTGGATGAGGGAATGCGAGGTGGTCATCGGCGTGGCCTCCGCGGGCTCGGGCCTATCCGTGCGTGACCTTCGCATCCAGTTCGAGATCACGAAGACGATCGGACGCGTTCCGAACACGTGCGAGATCAAGATCTACAACCTGTCGCCAGACAACGAGGCGAAGATCAAGGGCGAGTTCGACGAGGTACTCGTCAACGCGGGCTACAAGGGCCACGCGCTGTTGATCTTCCGCGGTAACATCCGCCGGACCTTCCGGTACCGAGACGGCAACGACTACATCATGCAGATCGACGCGGCCGACGGGGACAAGGACTTCAGGAAGTCCATCGTGAACACTACCCTTGCGGCGGGCAGCAGTTCCGCCCAGCTCCTGGACCACGTTGTGGGGACCTTCTCCTCGACCAAGCGCGGTCACGCCGTCATCAAGGATCGGGCGCGCCTTCGTGGAAGGGTCATATCCTCGCCTTCGAGGGACGTGCTCGACGACATCGCCGCGGAGAGCGACGCGCACTGGTCGATCCAGGATGGTGTGCTCGAGATCGTGCCGGTCGATTCCACGCTGCCCACGGAGGCGATCGTCCTTCGCTCCGACACCGGGCTGCTCGGCGCGCCCGAGGTTGACGACAAGGGCATCAAGGCCAAGTGCCTGCTCAACCCGGCGATCCGGGTGAACGGCAAGGTCCAGCTGGACAACAACGACCTGCGCGCGAAGATCAAGATCGAGCACGAGAAGAAGGCCAGCACCGTCACCCACCGCGTGACGTCGGCGAAGACGAAGAAGGAACTCGCGCGCCTCGATCCTGACGGCATATACAAGGTAGTCAAGCTGGTCCACAAGGGCGACAATCGAGGCTCTGACTGGACCACTGAGGTTCACTGCACGGCCCTCGCGAAGACGATACCGGCCGGAAAGCGAGCCGCCTGATGGCCGATTCGAACGCCACCATCGCGCAACAGGACGACCAGATCGCAGCCACCCCGGAGAGCGCGGCGGAGGCCTACGCCGACTCTCTCTTCAAGTCGATCAACCACTGCAAGCCAGGGATCGTCAAGAGCTACGACGCCGCCACGCAGACGGCATCCGTGCAGCCGGCGATTCGCCGCGTCTGGACCGATCGGGGTGCGATGGACCTGCCTGTTTGCGTGGACGTTCCGGTGGTGGTGCTCGGTGGCGGCGACCTCTTCCTGACATTCCCGATCGCGGAGGGCGACGAGTGCTTGCTGCTATTCGGCGACCGCGCGATCGACTTCTGGTTTGACCGCGGCGGTGTCCAGGACCCGGCCGAGTATCGCCTTCACGATCTCTCGGACGCCTTCGCGCTGGTGGGCGTGGCTTCGCGGCCGAGGATGCTGGCCGGTGTGTCAACGGACGCGGCCGAGCTGCGCACGCGCGACGGGGCGACGATAGTGCGGGTGAAGGGCGGCCAGATCGATCACGTGGCGGACACGGTCAACGTGGGGGCCGATGCGGGGACACAGGCCACGGTGATGGGGGAGACGTACCGGAGCGCCGAGGACACGTTGTTCAACGCTCTGAGCACGTTCGCATCGGTGCTGGCCGGGGCCTGCACGGGCGTCACGGATCTGCCCCATGAGCTGATCGCGATCAATGCGATCGGACCGGCAGCCTCGCCGCTCGTCACCGCGATCGGCACGTTCCAGGCCGCCGCCTCCACCTACCTTACGACCAAGGCAAAGGTGCTGTAGATGGCCACCCAGCGCGTCCGCCGTCTCGATTCATCGCACGACAAGACTTTTGGACGCGGCGCCGCCAACTTCGCCAGCGGGTCCGAGTCGGCCGCTCAGCGCCTACGCTGCCGGCTCAAGCTGATACGCGGCGAGTTCCGCCTGGACCAGGACGCCGGCGTGCCCTGGTGGCAGCTCGCCGACTCGGCTGTGCGCCCCATCATGGGCGTGCCGCGCGATCCGTCCTACGTCGAGGCGACCATCAAGGCCACGATCCTGGGGACGGACGGGATCGAGAGCATCGTGTCGTTCACTATGTCGTTCAACGGATCGACCAGGCGTCAGTCGATCTCTTTCGTGGTCCGCGACGTCGATGGCAACCTGGTCTCAATTCAGGACGTGGGCCCGTAGGCAGATGCTGATGAGGCGCCGCAGAATGGAGTGTCCGTGACGACAATCGACGATATAGGATTCCACAGGACGCGCCTCGACCAGCGCCTGGCCGACCTCAAGTCCGCCTACCTGGCCGTCTACGGCAGCGACTGCGACCTCTCGCCCGAGAGCCCTGACGGCCAGATTATCGCGGCCTGGGCGGAAGTCATCGCCGACCACGACGAGCTTCTTGAGGCCGTCTACAACGGCCGCAGCGCCGCGGGGGCTCGTGGGGCCGCCCTCTCGCGCCTGGCACAGCTCAATGGAGTCACGAGGCACGCGGCGTCGTTCTCAATCGTCGACATCACGCTGACCGGCACGAACGGCACCCTGGTCCCGGCCGGATCGCTCATCTCGACGACGGAAACCCCCGCGGCCACGTTCGCGACCGTGGCCGATGTGACGATCGGAGCGAGCCCGACGGCCGGCCAGGCGCGGGCGACGGCCTCGGGTCCCGTCCATGCGCCAGCTGGCACGCTGACCAACCGCCTCACCGTCATCGCGGGCTGGACGGGGGTTACCAACGCAGCGGATGCGTCGATCGGATCCTTCGAGGAGACCGACGCCGAGCTCCGGGCCAGGCGCCTCGCCTCGGTGGCACTTCCCAGCCAGGGTATTCTCGACGGCCTGTTCGCTGCGCTGGCGCAAGTAGACGACGTATCCCACGTGGCCGTCTATGAGAACCCCAGCGATTCAGTGGACTCCGACGGGCTGCCTCCGCACTCGGTGAACGCCGTGGTGGACGGAGGATCGGCTGCAGATATCGCCCTGGCGATGTGGACGCACAAGAGCCTCGGGGTGACGCTGGTCGGAGCACAGACACAGGACGTCCCCGACACGCAGGGGATAGCGCACGCGATGCGGTGGGATGTTCCTGCTCCGACCCTCATCTACGTGACCGTCCAACTCGCGAGTACGGTAGGCTCATCAACTAAGTCCGCCATCCGCGATGCCGTCGCGGCCTATGGTGATGCCAACTCCCAGATCGGCGGCGACGTCATCTGGTCACAACTATTCATTCCGGTGAACAGCGTCCCTGGGCTGAACGTGCTGGCCATCTTCGTTGGCACTGCGCCGAGCCCGGCTACCCAGGCCAATGTCGTGATCGCCTTCAACGCGATCGCGCGCTGGGACATTTCTCGCATCGACGTGACGCCGTAGTGACCGCCGCCAGATCCTACTGGTGACAGCTCTCGCAGCTACTCACGCACAGAGAACTGCCCCAGCACGGAAGCACCGACAGATCGTAGGCCGGAGGGTAGTTACCGTAGTTGCAGATCGCGGCACGAATACCGCAGAGAGTCGAAGCCGCGCAGCGCTGTTCATGCGGAACCGCGCCCGTGGCAGGGCACAGAGGCACCTGGGCGCATGGCTGGTTCGGCAAGCACACTTCCATGGTACCGCCCGCTCCTCCAACCGTCGGCATGCCGCCGATGCCAGGCGAAGCCGCCCCACCTGTTCCATGGCCTCCGCCGGTGCCCGCCACGACCGCGGCGCCTCCTGTGCCCGGAACCGCCAGGCCGCCGGTCCCAGCAACCGTGGCACCGCCTGCGCCACTAGCGTCTAGTTGGGCCAGCACGCGTCCTCCGGTGCCAGGAGAACCGGCATCGGGAGCCTCGGCCGAAGTGATCTCGCCGCATCCGGCCGCCAGAGCGCCCAGCAGCAAGATCCTCGTCCCGCATCGCCGCATCGCCGTGGTATTCATCGTGGAGCCTTTCTGGCGGTGTATGCCGCCCAGGGGTCAGGCGCCGTCTCGGGGTACCAGCCCGGGGCGGCGTCGTCTATTGGGCCAAGGATGAGGCCATGTCGGTCCCGGTGTCAAAGACGGGACGGGCGTTCAGGTAGGCTAGGGCTCACCAGGCATGCCCGCCCTCGCGCAGTCCGCGCGCTCGATCTTCTTCCATTCGCGCAGGACTTCCTCCTGCTTGGCCTGTATCAGAGCAGCCGACACGAGTCCGGCCTGGACGCAGGCGTCCATCTTAGATCCCGCCTTTTTTGCGACCACCCACTGCTGGACTGCGTCCTTCGCTACCTGGCGCGCTATGTCATCTATCTCTCGCTGCACAACTTGCCCGGCGAGGGACTCGACCACGTCAGGTGCACGCAGGATCGGGTCCTCTGACCGCGGGCTGGATGACGATCCGAAGACCACCCACGCGAAGAATAGACAGGCGGCGACCAGGACCACGCCCGCGACACGATTGATCCGCTTCGCGTCCCCCATCCCGCGGACCGGGGCGCCGCAGTTCTGGCATTCACTCGCCTCGGTCGCGAGATCCAGACCACATCTTACGCAAGCAGCCATGGCGGTCAGCATCGTCGTGCAATAAGGGTCCGTCAATCTGCGCCCCCGTTCAGGTCGCCGTTAACCCGCGGAAATGGGGGGCCATCTCGCCTAGGCGTAAAATGGGCTTCGGCAGATGGCCGATCCCGAGGACACGCCGGCCGACTACATCGCCCAGGCGCGTAGCCGGATCGCTCAGCAGTACCAGCAGAGCACCCGCTTGCTTGCCGAGCTAGACGCGCTCACCGGGCCGATGCAGGAACTCGAGGACGCCACGGTAACCATTCCGTCCCTCGACGACATCGATGTGGCCGGCGGCGTCAACCTGGACGTCACCGGTGACATCGTCGGGCAGTCGCGGATCCTCGTCAACGGCGACATCGTCACCGACGCCCAGTACCGCCTGCTGATCCGAGCTCGGATCGCGCGCAACGGGTCGCATTCTACTGGACCCGACTTCATTGCGTCCATCGGGATCATCTTCCCTGGCGCCCCGGTCCGGCTCTTCGACTTCGAGGGAATGGCGATCGGATTCCTTATCGGCGTCTCGCTCACGGCCGACGACATATCCGTCCTGAGCGGCGACATCCTGCCAAGGCCCATGGGCGTGCGGATCAATCCGCGCGGATTCTACGACCCGAACGCCTATTTTGGTTTCGCCGACGACCCCAACGCCAAGGGGTTCTCAGATGACACGATCCGCGGGCCTGGCAAGCTCGCCGAGGGGTTCTGATGCCGATCACCAAGCCTTCCGTGCAGCGCCCGTGGGCCGACTCCGGCACCAAGACCCCGCCGAGCGACGGGAGGCGTAACACCGGCTATGTCCTGAACGACATCCCGACGCGCGCCGAGCTGAACGCACTTCTGTTTGAGGTGACCGAAGCCTACAGATACCTCATGAAGGTCGGCGTGGCGCTGTGGGATGCCAATGAGACGTACGGGCTGAACGACCGGGTAGTCGATCCCGCGGACGCCAGAGTCTATCAGTTGACGAACCTGACCGGCCTGGTGTCGTCGACAATCCCGAGCAACGCGCCTGATAATTGGTCGCAGTTCGGCATGAGGCTGAAAGCAGATCGGGGGGACTACGCCAATCCGCTGTCCGTCTTCCGCGACGCGGGCAATCGACCGCGGCTGGTGCTCGATCATTATGGCCTTCTCACCGGAGGACGTATCAGGCAGTGGCATGAGGTCTGGGACCGTGACGGCGCCGGTCTGTTCGGATCGACGCAGAAGTGGAGCCAGACGCTCAACGGCGGAACGATCGTCAACCAAGGTCCGACCGGAGGTGGCGGCGGCAGCACCATCGGCGGGCAGCATTACCGGACGATGGTGGTGACGCCGCTGCTTTCGGCAACGAACAGCACGTTGGCTGAGGAGACGTTCCCCAACCTCGTCACCGGCCCGGACACCATGGTCGTTTTGGAGACGACCATGGCACTGGATACGGTAGGAACAGCCAAGTCGCTGTTCAAATTTGGCGTTGCGACTTCATTCGGCGGCGGCAACGAGGTGTCTCTGTTCAAGGGATCCGGCGATCTGAACTGGCGGTTCGGAGTGCCGGGGGTATCCGCAATCGACACCGGCATCGCGGTAGCAGCGGACACTCAGTACAGGGTTCGAATCGAACTGATCGGCGCAAACATCGTTGACACCGGTTCGACGCCACGGGCGAACCTGTTTATCAATGACACGCCATTCCACATCGACAATCCGATCGCAGATGCCTCGTTCGCGAAGGTGCTGTTCGGTGGCACGCGCCAGGTTTCCGGTGGCGCCGACGAGCGGATGGCGGTTGGCCCCATCGCCTGCACCGAGGTGATGTTCCCGAATTCATCGGTGCTCTACTAGGATCTGATCATCATGGCCAGGGACATCGCCAAACGCGACCACGACTTTTCTGGGCACATCGCAATCAACATCGCCGATGCGGTGACGGCCCAGGGAGTCCCGGCGTTTCATCAGATCGATGACGGGGTGACCGCCCGCACCGGAACGATCACGTGGGAGAGGATAGGTCCAAACGCATTCCAGCTTCCGCTGATACAGGGGGGAGAGGTCGTCACGGCGATCATAAAGACGAACTCTCTCATCGGCGGGGTGAATCCATCGACGGAGCTCTACCAACTGCAGGTGCTGGCGCCGGCGTTTGACCTGACGGGCACGGACGTCGTGGACGGCGACACAGGGGTTGGGAAATCAGGCGTGGGGCTGCTCCTGGGTCAGCAGTCCGACTCGGTCACGCCAATCAAGATCATGACCGGCGACCACGTTTTCGTGGAGTTTGGCCTATTCCAGAAGGGTATCCCGATGGTTACCGAGACCCACGGGATCGAGTTCGACACCAGCCACAACGTGGTCCCGACATCGCGCGTATGCGGCATTGTTCACCCGCACCACTTCATTGCGTCTTCGACGTCGACGCCGTTCCACGTGGGGTATTTCGCTCACGACTACTGGGACGGCGCGTTCGACCTCAACGCCGCCGGCCTTGTCGTGGATCGCTACGAGGGGGATGGGAACTACGTCCTCTACTGCGACGGCAAATTCTCCGACTTCGGCGCTGGCATCCTGTGGGGCCAGGCGCACGCCGGTTCGCTCGACTGCTACATGGACGTTGCTTTCGGCAGCGCCGCGAATCTGGCGGCGGCGGGGCACATCCGCCTCGCGTTCGACGAGACCGCCGGCCATCGATACTGGACCACGTCCGTTCATGGCGGAACTTACCGTCCGCTCACGGCGACGCTCAGCATGGCCTCGGACATCGACCCGACCGCACAGGTGTATCCGCCGGGGGAGACAATCATCCGCCACGTCACCCCGGACGACTCGGGCTACTTCGGGTTCTCGTCCATGTCGCCGCGCCGCTGGTGGCTCCCGCCGCAGCTCACGATTCCCGGCGGTCACCTGACAGCAGGCATACGGTTCAACCAAAATCAAGGGTCAAACACGACCTTGATGAACAACACCACGGACGAGGTGAAGGTGCCGAGAGACACGGTCGATCTCAACGTTGTGGCGGCGTGGATCACGTCGATTGACTTCATCCTCGTGAACGACGCCGTGTCGTCGTCTCCGTCCACTAACGTCGGGCGCTACCGCGTCGAGTACGAGCAAACCTGATGGCCACGGTAATCAAGCTCGGAGACGGTTCGGACCCGCTGGAGATGTCCGGCCAGGGGATACTGCACTTGGCCTCGGCGGGGGCGGTGTCAAGCAGCGCCGCTAACTACGGTGACGTCACGGCGGCGATAGCTGCCATACCGCCCGTAACTCCAGCCGACGTCGGGCTGCCGTTCTTCGTCGACGGCAACGTGCCTTTCGGCGACGTGTCGACGGGTCTGCTCACGCAAGACTCGGCGTTCAAGTTCAATCCGTCCCATCGCAGCGTCGATGTAATGAATGGCGGCGTCAGTGCGATATCCATTCGGATCGGCTTTGACGACAGCGTCAACTGGACGTTCGGTCGCAACCTAGGCAACGGACAGCTAGAGATCAACGGCACTCAGTCCGGCGCAAACGCACTGGCGGTTGGCGGGGCCGGGGGGGTGAGGTTCCGGATCGAGTCCGACGACAGCGTGCTGATACGGAGCTTGTCGGCGACCGGCATCGTCACCGCGATTGCCAGCTCGTCGCCGAATACTGGGTTCGGGCAACTGGCGATCGCGGCGAACTCGGCAGCCCTTCAGTCCGTCACCGGGACCAATACAGGCGACCAGACGATCACGCTTACGGGAGATGTGACCGGCTCTGGCACCGGAACCTTTGGAGCCACGATCGCCAACGACGTGGTCACGTTCTCGAAGATGCAGAACGTGGCCACCGACGTCCTGCTCGGACGCGATACGGCAGGCACCGGAGACGTAGAGACCATAGCCGTAGGTGGCGGCGTCGAGTTCACTGGGGGCGGCGCCATTCAGAGGAGCGCGCTGACGGGCGACGTGACCGCCAGCGCAGGCAGCGGAACGACAGCGATCGCCGCGGGAGTAGTGACACTCGCCAAGATGGCTAACCTCTCCGCCCAGCGCCTGCTCGGAAACGACACGGGGACCGGCGCGCCGACTGCGCTGACAGTCGGGCCGGGAATCAGCTTCAGCGGCTCCGGTGGCATCGTCGGCGACTACATAACTGGCGTCAGCGGCAGCGCGACATGGAAGGGGAGCACGACCAGCGGGAACAGCCTGACCATCGACGCGAGCTTCGGATCCGACGGCGGGCCGTTGCTGATGCGTGCGTCGCGCTGGTCGTTTGACGTCGTGTCTCCGATCGCAGCGCTGACCGCATCCACGGAGCAGGTCGCTTGGGATCACAAGGCCAGGTCGGTCACGTTCGGCACAGGCGCGTTGACCACGCAGCGAGAGACGGTCTTTCGGGCGCCTACCTATGCGTTCTCTGGCGCATCGACGATGACCAAGGCCACGACCGTGTCCATCACGGGAGCTCCTGCGGCCGGCGCGAACGCGACGATCACGACGCCTCTGGCCCTCGATGTAGAGGCCGGCAACGTCAGGATGGCCGGCAAGGCCGCCGTAGGAACGACGCCCGGTAGCTTCGCGTTCGAGGTCATTGGGATGACGAGACTCGGCGGGCGAACCGGCGTCAATCAGGATCCCAACAACACGTCTGGTGTCTATTTCGAGACCCAGATCACCGGGAGCACGGACCGGGTGATCTGGAACATCGGCGGCAGCGCGACGGCATTGCCGAATGGCACCGGGGCGACGGTCTACGTCGACTGGACGACAAACACGACGAGCATCGCCACCGGCGCCACGGTGGCCGGTCTCTTCACTCATCGGTTCAAGCGGCAGACCTTCGACGCCTCCTCAGCGACGATCACGGACGAAGCTCCGGCCACGGTGACGATCGAGGGACCGCCGCATTTCACCGGCGGGATGACCGTACCGGCCAGCCGGCGCGCACTCCGCGTGGAGTTGGGCGACGTCGCCCTGGACGCTGGTGACCTGTTCGTTAACGGCAATATCGCATCGGTGGGGTCTGTGAACTGCGGCAGCACCGGTGGGTCCGCCGGCACGGGTCAGATCTTCTGCGGAGACTTGGCGCTGAGCGACAAGGGCGGAAGCGCCGTGGGCGTGATCCAGAAGGACGGAGGTTTTCTGAGAATCATTGCAGACCCGTCGTTCGGGGCATCGTTCCGATCGAACGTTACCGAGATGATCGGCTACAACGCTACCCAGGTCGGTATCTTCGGATCGAAGACCACTCAGTTTACCTACGGCACGGCGACGGCGGGGGGAACCTACGGTGCCGTCGAGCAGACGATGCTGCAGCGCCTGTGGGACATGCTGAGAGCTGGCACCGGCGGCTTCGGCCTCAACACTTAGGAGAAATCGTGAAACGACCCAAGACATACACGTTCACCATCGACTTGTCCGTCGTGACGTCCCTGGACGTCCTCGACTCGGTGGCCGCGCAAATTGCGAAGGGTGTCAAGGAGCGCATCTTTGCTGATCTGCTGGCCCCGGATGTACCGCCGAACGGCAAGGACATGCCTGCGGACGGGACTGCCGATGCCCTTGCGCGCGCGAAGGCCCACGATGACGTGGTCAGCCAAGGCCCGAGGCCGCCCGCGCCGTGATAGTCCCTCGGCGCAATGCCATGGTCGAATCCGCTCGCGCTGTCCTGATCCGATCGGGGGCAACCGGGCGCGTGCAGGCTGTGCGCGAGGCGCTGCGGTCGTCGGAATTCGCGGGCAGGTTCGATGCCGAGCGGAAGATCCGAGAGGCCACTACGCCGATGCGTTCTCTTGGCGATGTCCGTGCCACGGTTATCGCGGTCCTCCTCTTCCTCGGCGCCGATCTCCGTGACGTTCTGATCACGCTGTCATGGGCGCCCGCGGAGGCAGCCCGGCCAGGACGGCTAACCATTGACGCTTGCGAGAGCATAGAAGCAGCCGCGGCGGCCGTCGAGTCAGCGCGCGTGGTGGCGGCGTGACACTCAACCGAAAGCGACGGGAGGCCCATGAATGGCTCGCCTGAAAACACGCCCACCGAAAGCGGCGACCCAATCAGCTACATCCTCGACAACTGGATCGCGCGAGCTTCCGGACTTGTCAGTGATGTTAGAAAGCTTCGAC